TCCTTGCTAGGCGATGAAGCTAAAGCCGAGTCTCGCCAAGTTTCTAATAACCTTGCCACTTATCTTCAGCAACAAATTGCTGCGAAAGCTTCTACTCGCATCAAAGGGCAACAAGCCATTAACAGAATTGTTAGCGGATCTAAAGTATCTAAGACCAGCACTACTGGCGAAATTAAGTATGGCTTTGCTAGTCAAAGATTTAGCGGTGGAGCTAATACTCAAATGCTTTGGGCTGGCTTTGAATTCGGTTCAAATAAATTTAAGCAATTCCCTGCCTACTCTGGCAGACAAGGGCGCGGCTCTCGCGGATGGTTTATTTATCCAACCTTGCGCCAAGAGCAGAAGAATATTGTGGCACAATGGACTAGAGCATTTAACAAGATATTAGATAAGTGGGGCATCGGTGGCATCTGATTCAAGAGCCTTAACGCTTAAACTTTTAGCAGATACGGCTGACTTCCAAAAGAAGCTGGCAAATGGATCTAAGGATATTGATTCCATTGGCGAGCGAGCTGCTGAATTTGGCAAGAAGGCTGCTATTGCCTTTGCCGCTGCTGGAGCAGCTATTGGCGCATTTGCAGTTAGCGCAGTTAAGGCGGCAGCCGAGGATGAAACAGCTCAAAAGCGTTTAGCTGCAACTATTGAAGCCACTACTGGCGCAACCGCTAAACAGATTGAAGGCGTTGAGCAGTACATAAAGCAGACTTCTATTGCTATTGGGGTTGCTGACGATGGCTTGCGTCCAGCATTTACGCGTTTAGTTAGATCAACTCAAGATGTTGAAGAAGCCCAGAAGTTGCTAAATTTAGCATTAGATTTAAGTGCAGCAACGGGCAAGCCATTAGAGACAGTTACTAATGCGCTTGGTAAAGCTTATGATGGCAATACGACCGCTCTTGGCAAATTAGGCTTAGGCATAGATAATGCAGACCTAAAATCTCAAGACTTTGATACGACCTTTAATCAATTAACTGCCACCTTTGGTCAATTTGCCGAGAATGAAGCAGAGACAACAACTAAACAAATGGAGCGCGTCAAGATTGCTCTTGATGAAGCCAAGGAATCTATCGGCGCAGCTTTACTTCCAGTTGTCCAAGAATTAACTGCTTGGATATTAGAAAACTTTATTCCAGCACTAGAAGCATTTATAGCTGGCCTTACTGGTCAAGATAGCCTAGATGAAGCTTTAACTGATACACAACAGACAGCAGTTGAATGGGGCAAGAAGGTAAGAGGCTTTATTAATACAGTTATTGATCTTAAGGATGAGCTCTTCCTAGTCGCTGGAGTATTAGCAACGGTATTCGTAGTAAGCAAGATAGCAGCTGGAGTGCAAGCTACTATTCTCCTAATTCAGGGTCTAGTGCTTGCTTATCAAGCTTTGAGAAATAGCGCGGTAGCCGCTGCCATCGCATCTCGATTTGCTTTGAATCCGTTGGCTGGTTTAGCAACTGGTGCAGCCGTAGTTGGCGCAATTATTGCCGCGACCAAATTATTTGATGATCAAGCTAACGCCGCTGCTAGAACTGGAAGCAACACAGTTTCATCATCTAGCCTTCCATCAGGTTTTACTGCTGGGACGCCAGTAGTTAGCGGCGGCGGTTCTACTGGTGGCGGTTCTATTGGCGGTGGCATTGGCGGTGGCACAATCATTGCTCCAGTCGTTACAGGCACAATGCCTAGTTTCCCATCTGGATTAAATCCAAGTGGCAAAGCAATTCCATCTGGATTTGATGTTGCAGCTGCTAGACGCGGAGATGAACGCGGCAATGTGATAATTAATGTAAATTCTCCATCGGTTATTGACGAAGAAGGATTTAGCCGAGCAGTCCAACTTGCCCTAAACAACAGCAGCCGCAGACTTGGCGGCGGCGGTGATCAACTAATCTTATGACCGCTTGGAGTCCAGTCTATCGAGTTAAGGTTAATGGCTCTACAGTTACCAGCGCCACACTTAGCGGACTTACTATCACTTCTGGTCGCGATGATATTTATCAGCAGCCTTTAGCTGGGTATTGCAGCTTAACGCTGATTGAAACTGCTGAAGCATCAGTTCCATTTGAGATTAATGATGCAGTTACTATTGAAGTTCAAAATACTAGCGCGGTCTATGTAAATCTATTTGGGGGCTTTATCACCGATTTAGGCATAACAGTTCAGACTTCTGGCTCAACTGCCACTAGCCAAAGAATTCAGATAACAGCAGTAGGAGCTTTAGCCCGACTAAATCGCGCCGTTTATATCGGCAACTTTGCCCATCAATTTGACGGCGATAGAATTTTAGAATTACTTAGCGGCGTATTATTTGACCAATGGAATGAAGTCCCAGCTGCTGAGACTTGGAACGGCTATGACCCGACTACTCAATGGCAGGATGCAGAAAATAGCGGTTTAGGTGAAATTGATACTCCAGGGGATTATGAGTTGCACTCGGAGAATAATTTGAATGATACAGTTTATAACCTTGCTTCTCGCTTTGCGACTAGCGGCCTTGGTTATTTATATGAGGATTCTCAGGGTCGAATTGGCTATGCAGATTCAACCCATAGATCACAATACCTTGCGACTAACGGCTATGTTGATCTTGATGGCAATCACGCCATTGGCCCAGCTCTTTCCATTGTCAAGCGCGCTGGCGATGTCCGCAATGCCATCACAGTCGGCTATGGAACTGGCAACGCAGAAGTAAGCGATGAAGATGCGGCTTCTATATCCCTTTACGGCCAATTAGCCAGCACAATATCTACAACTCTTAGGCATCAACACGATGCTGAGGCTCAGGCAGCCTTCTATCTACTTATTCGCGCTTACCCTCAATTTGCCTTAAGACAGATAACCTTTCCAATAGCCAGCGGAGAAATCGACAATTCAGACCGAGATAACCTTCTTGGCGTATTTATGGGCCAACCGCTCAATATCATCAATTTGCCAGCCAATATGGTAGGCGGTGAATTCCAAGGATTTGTCGAGGGATGGACTTGGACTGCCAGCCTAAATCAGCTCAACCTAACTCTAAATGTATCGCCTATTGCTTTCAGCCTTCAGGCGTTCAGATGGAACTCAGTCCCAGCGACCGAGACTTGGAATACAATAAGCCCGACTTTGGACTGGCTCAACGCTACAATAGTTGCATAGGAGACTAAATGCCAACGACAAGTAATTTCGGCTGGACAACCCCAGCTGATACAGATTTAGTAAAGGATGGCGCAGCTGCCATTCGCACTTTAGGCAATGGAGTTGATACTTCATTTGTTGATCTTAAAGGTGGCACAAGCGGTCAAGTCCTTGCCAAAGCTTCAAATACAGATTTAGATTTTACTTGGGTTGCTCAAGATGATTCCAATGCAATACAAAACGCAATTGTCGATGCAAAAGGCGATTTAATCGCAGCTAGCGCGGCAGATACACCAGCTAGATTGGCAGTCGGGACAAACGGACAGGTTTTAACTGCCGACTCAACGCAATCAACTGGATTGGCTTGGACAACTCCAAGTAGCGGAGGTTTTACCCTTCTAAGCACTACTGCTCTTTCAGGTGTAAGCACGACTGTAAGTTCTATCAGTGGTTCTTATAAAAATTTATTTGTCTTTGTTAAGGGCGTTTATGTTAATACTGATTCAGCACAAATTAACATCAGATTAAATACCGATACTGGCAGTAATTATGCTAACAATATCGTCAGAAATACGAGTGGAACTATTGTTGGTATCAGTTCAACCGAATCACAAATTAGAGCTATGCCTAGAACACCAAATAGCAATTCCAATGCTCTCTATCTAGGCAACGCTCAATTGTTTTTACCTCGCTACACTGATACAGATATTCAACCTTATTCTTTAATAGGTATGGGTGCTGATGCTGGTGCAGGCACTTTACAGAGTTATCACGCCACTGGCACATATAACAATTCCGCAGCCATCACAGCTGTTACAGTCCTAAGCAATGACGGGACTACGACCTTTTCTGGTGGAAATATCTATATCTATGGAGAATCCTAAAATGCCTATAATAAAAATTCACAATGCTTCAAGCGGCGAAGAAATTGAAAGAGAAATGAACGCGGATGAATTAACACAGTGCCACCTTGATCAACAAAATGCCGAAAAACAATTAGATGTTGAAAAAGCAATGATTGATGCAAAAAATGATTTATTGGCTAAATTAGGCATTACCGAAGAAGAAGCAAAACTCCTTCTTGCATAATGGCTAAACTTTGTAAAGCTGGTCAGCAATTAAGGGAGCAAATCGATGACGATTATCCTGATCGCGATAGGAAGTCTGATGGCTGGATCGCTGACGCTAGGCATCTTGCTAAAGGCAGTTCTGACCATATACCAGTCGATGGAATCGTTAGAGCTTTAGATATTGATGCTGATTTATCAGCTCACAAAGAAGAGGCTTACGCGC